AAACTTCAACTCTCCATCAGGGTGGCTGTGTACGATACCAACAACCTCTCCTTGATCTTCATAGTAAGCCCAGTCATTAGGGTCGATCACAAAGCTATATTCTGGATTGTCTCTTACAAGATTTCTGCAAGGGCCATAAAAAGTTTTTTCTTTTGTCTGTATTATCATTCCACAGCACTCATGCGGGTGACATTTATGTGCGTGTAAAAAAGCAGATTGTCTCCAAGAATCAGTCATTAATTTACAAATGTGCCTACTGCGGGAAAATCAGTTCTTGTGACTTGTCTGGCTGGGACTCTTTTATTTTGCGTGTCATTAGCCGCTGTCAATTCAAACTGTACAAGGTTTCTGCTTTCTGACATTTTGCGATCTATTACATATATTTCTTGAGGTAGTTCATTTGAGTTTGGTGTTCCAAAAGGATTGCTGCCACTGCTGAAATTTGCATTATCAAGACTGGAAGCAAGCACTAATAGTCTGGTCACTGTTGCACCAAGCAAATCATTGTGTGGGGTTGTTAAATTTACAATAATAAGCAAATCAGTCACTGATAATACTGCTCCACTTCTTGAGATCCCGCCTAAATTACTCATTGTTAGTTGTGGTCTTGGGATTTGACCTTTGCCAGAAAACTCAAAACCTTGAGCATCAATAGGAAACTTTTGATATGTATTGCCTTGCCAGATAATATTTGCATTACTGTTCATACTTGTTCCAGCATGAAATCTGAATATAGTCGGCACACTATCTGGATTTCCTGTTACATAATGTGTACCCTCTACAAGTTGCAAAGTAAACAACTCAATCAAAGAGCTAGGGTTCAACGATTGTAGTTCTGATATAGGTATTGCCATTATGGTTCTGCTACCTGTTCAAAAGCTAAATTCATAATTACCCGATCTGATAAAATTGCAGTTCTGGATCTTCTGGTGCATACAAATTTCAATGCAGATGAATGATGTGGTGGTGTAAAGTCAAAGCTTGCCTGATCGTCAAATCTTTCATCAAGAAAAGTATCAATCGTTGCTGCATCTGTAGTACTAACATTAAATGTCAAAGTTAAATTTATAAGTCTTTTATTTGCTGGCAAACCAAAAACCAAACGCTGCTGGTAGCCATCACCCAGTTTTACAACAATATTATCCTGATTGACAGTTTCTTGTGTCGCATATTGAGGACTGATAGAGGGAAATGTGGCCATTATGCTAATAATCCTCCAACACGTTTCTGCTTAATTAGTTCTGATTGTATAGCAGCGGCAATTTGTTGTCCAAGCTCATTACCATCAGCAGATGAGCCACTGACAGCCGATCCTGTAGCGTCCACGCTGACTGTGATGTTATTTACAACAGAATCTCCACCACCCATTGCATCATTTGGCACAATAGTCCCTGCCACTTTGGGTACAAATAATTCTGGCCCTCTCTCACCAACAATCGAGGCTTTTCCTACAGGTGGCCTTCCACCATCTGCAAACAATCCACCAAGAATACTGCCAAGAAATCCTCCAAGTCCTTTTTTCTCTCCACCGCTTGCACTCTTACCAAATGCCTCTCCAAAGCCACCAATAAGCTTATCTAATTGTGCATCAATGATTTTGTCCCTTATGCGGTTGAGTACGCCTGTCATGGCCTCTCCAAATGTTTTAGCACCAGTAATAGCGTCCCTAAGATTGTTTTTTATACTGCTTTCAATCTCTTCACCAATTTCAGTAAATTTCTTTCTAAGTTCTTCCGCTGCCTCTTTATTTTTCTTCAATTGCTCTTCTTGTTTCTTTTTCTCTTCATTTTGACGTTTTATTTCTGCTGTAGTTTTTCTTTCTTCGTCTAATTTTTCTTTAATTGGAGTAATTGCTGCTTTATTTGCTTCTAACTGTCTTTGCAATGAATTTATTGCTCTTTTGTTATTGTTTTCTTGAGCAGTGCCTAATCTCTTAAGAAGTTTCTGCCTTTCAATAAATAGTCTGTTGAACTCACTTTTCAAAAGTTGTTCGTCACCTTCTTTAAGTGCCTTATTAAAATTATCTTGTTCTCTTTTTGCTTTTATTAGGGCAGTTGTAAAGCCACCAATAAGACCTATTATTGCTACAAAAGGCAATGCGTTTAGTGCAACTGTAGCGACACCTCCAGCCGCAGCTAACTTAATCAAGCCAGCAGTCACTAGAGGGATTGCCACTGCAACTCCTTTTGCAGCTGTAGCTATAGCAGCAAATATTAAAGCAGTTTGCCCTACAGGTGAATTTACAAATTCTGTTGTTTTTCTAATAAGTTCAGTAAGTAATATCGTCACCTCTTCAACCGCTGGTCTTAATTGATCTCCAAATGCTCTGGACAAATCTTCTGTTGCATTACTAAAGTTTTTGAATACTTGTGTTGGATCATTTCTCAACAATTCTTTCAAGAATCCGCTTCCCTCTTTTCCTATTCTTCCCAGTGATCTAAGTACTACTTCACTGGTTAACTCTCCATTTGCTGCAAGTTCTTTAAGTTTTCCTATACTGACTCCAAGTTCTTCAGCAATCGGAGCAAGTATTGTTGGCACTTGTTCTGAGACACTCCTAAATTCATCACCAGCAAGCCTTCCTGAGCCGAGAGCCTGTGCTAGTTGCCTAAATGCGTTTGAGGCTTCTATACTTGATGCTCCAGCTAATTTTGCTGCTGTGTTAAATCCAAAGAATACAGTTTTTATATCATCAACACCAACTTTTAAAGGAGCTAGTCTTGCTGTAATATCTGTGACACCCTCAAGAGCCTCAGTTGCACTTAATCCAAAAGCTTTCTGTGCATCTGTAGCGATTTGAAGTGATTTTGCAAAACTACCACTCTCTTTTGTAAGTAAACCTAATCTGACTTTAAGCTTTTCAAAATTTGCTGATGTCTTAACCGCTTGTCTGCCAATAATTACAATACCAGTTGCAGCAATGGCATTTCTTAGCCCACTAAATGAGTTTTGTAGTTTGTTTGTTTGATTCTGTACACCATTTAACGCCCTTGTCGCACCGCTGGCATCAACTCTTAACCTAACGACTGCTTCTGCCACAAATAAAAAAAACCTTTATTCTATATTACCTTGAATTGCGTTTTTGTCGTTGCAATGCCTTCTTTTCTTCTTCTTGTTTAATTTCATAATATCCAGCCCAATATATAAGCTCTGCCTCAGTCATATTCATTCTGAGTTCTTGCACTGTCTTACCAAGTTCTGTTGCTAGGAAAAACTCAAATCTAAGCCAAGCCTCCCCTTTTATTCTTTTTTTGCTGTATCAATATCAAGCTTGATGTCATTCAAGAAAAGCTCAAGATCATTTAAAACTTTTTCTGGTAGCTGTCTTTGTAATATTGGAGCATCTGACATATCAAAGGCTGGAGTTCCATCTTCTTTCTCTGCCATCTGACAAAGTAGTTGAGTTGATACAACTAAAGCATCAGCGTTTGGGCCAGCCAATTGTTGTGCTTTGACTCTTGCATATCTTGTTATAGGTTTGAAGTATAAAGTCATAATGACTTCATCTTTCGAGTTTTTAACGTCAAACTGTCGTCTTGTGACCATTTCATCTTGAAACGCCCCAAGCAATACCTCTGCGGTTCTTTTAGTTGCCATAAATAAATGCGAAGAATTTTACTTTTAAATTGCTGATGTAATTGTGCCAGATGGCTTGAATGTGATGCTGATTGTATTGACATCACCAAGAGCCGAACTTTGCTCAAAGTTTGTTACAAGACCACTGAAACTGATTTTTTTAGTTCCGCTTGAGCTATCAGGAAAAAGCTCAAAAGATGCTGTTCCAGCGTCACCTGTTGTCAAACAAGCATCAACGAATGTTGCAGTTTCACCAGATGCTGAGTCGTCATAAACTAATTCAGCAGTTCCCTCACCTTCAATAAGTCCACCGACAAATTTTTTGAAAGTGTCACCTTGAACAGTTGTTTCTTGGGTGTCTTTAGTGATAGACATAGACCATGATCTTGTGCCTAACACTGGGTTAACTGAAGAGCCGCCATCATCAAATTTGACTTGCCCGACATCACCTTTTACAGCAGCCATAACAATAAAAAGAAATATTTATAATTATATTAACCTTTTTTCGGTTTTTTTACAGCTTTTGCTTTTGCTTTCTGGCTTTCCATATATCGTCTGCACTGAGGATCCCAATAATTTGGATCTCTTCTACCTTTGACAGCCTCTATTGCGTCAAGCATTTCTTCAGTAATCTCAATCATGGTGTAAGTGCCTCATAGAGTTCAAATGTTATTCTAACCTGTGTTTGAAATTTGCCTTCTGGACTTGATTCAAGAACTTCTGGCCCTACTGGTGGATCAAATCTAACATCAGAGACTG